CTCATACTATGGACGAAATATACTTACCAAACCTACCAGATACAAACTATATACTCAATCCACCTAAAACAATTTTTGATTTTCCAGTAGCGGAGATACCTTATTTAGATCCAGTTCTTTTACCGAGTCTGGAACAAGTTCAGTCGGGTTTGGGAGAAGAGAAGGCAAAAACTTCTTCAGAAGAAGAGGAGCAAGACGAGGAAGTAACAGGTATAAAACAAGAAGTGATCCCAACGAACCTGCCAAAAAACTTAGAAAATACTTCATTAGAAACTGTAGGTACTTTTAATGTACCATTCTTCGGTGAGATGCCAATACCTGCCCCAGAAGTTATAGCTTCTAGTGTTATTAGTGCAGGGGTGGCATCTACTGTAACTGTGGCAGGGTCTATTGCAATGCAAGCTGTAGTAGGTCAAATCAAAAAAATATTTAAAAAGATCTTTACTAAAGTTCTAAAGAAAGAGGTTAAGGATTTTCAAACAAAGAAGAATTAGCTTTTACATAACTTCGTATATTGATTACATCACTACAAATATATGCGAACTTAGATTTAGGATTTATCATGTAGCCTGATGCGTGAAGCTGTCCGCACTTCAAGATACGAACTAGCTGCTTATCATGCACTTGCTTGTCTAGTTCTTCTTTGGCTAAGTCTAGCTTTACTTTGGATAACTCGTTACAAGTTTGATTATCTCCTAATGGAATCATAAAAGACATTTGTACACCCCAACCTTCATTGATGCTATAGGTTTCTTCACCTTGAGCATCATTACCTGTATAAAAAGGAGTTACAGCCATAGTAGGTTGACTGCAAATTAAGTTTCCAAACTGTTGCTTACCTGTCATTCCATTATTGATATTCATATTCTGGTTGATAATACTTGAGTTACCAACAGCATTAGGTTGAGCTTGTACGTTTGTATCGCCTTCAGCCTTTGCTTGGTTACTGGCTAAACACAGACAGGCTAGTAATAACGCTTGTAGTCGTAATCGCATCATTCTGTGTAATCTTTTCAGTCATTTGGTTTGCTGCTCTGGTAGTAACAGACAAAGACCAATCAGAAGTTACAGTCTTTGGTGTAAAGATTGCATCTGAATGTGCTATCCCACCACTAGAAGCACTTGTAACTTCTATGTTTGAAGCTTCCCAAGTGTTTAACGCTGCTCCGTATTTCTCTGTAACTACGGATCTTGTTATTGTCTGAGTAGTATTCTCTGTTCTGTTACTAGAACCAGTAGTCCAAGAAGGAACTCCGTTTGCATAGCAAGGAGCAACTAAAAATAAACCTAGTAATAAAAGTTTCTTCATTTTTTCTCTTGTTTAGGATCTACTATTAATCTTATAGGTGTATCTATCCTAACTAGCTGTGTACTACCTAACACTTCTTGCAATTCAGCCTTTACACTTTTACCATTCTTACCACCATTCTCTTTGCCTTTTTGTGTAATAGATGCTCCGAAACTACTTGCAAGACCTACAAAAACTGAAGCAATAAAAGTTGGGTCTATCTTCTGCTGTGGTATTCCTAGTTTTGACAGATCTAAGTACGATAATGACAACATCGCTGTTGCCCAAAAAAGTAAAATAAGTCTGACCCCTAGTGATACAAACTCAAACTGTTC